AGCCAGCCGCGGCGAAGGCGGCGACAGTCTCCTTGGTGATATCATGGGCTTTCCGGTTGCCCCGCCGCAACAGTCGTGGATTGCCGAACGCCAGCACCTCCCCCATCGGATCGCCCCACGGCACATGCACCACCGGGCTCTCCGCCTTGCAACGATAGCAAGTGCTTTTCACCGGCATCAGCAGCTGGAACCACTGATGCGTCACATAGGCAACCGATTCCTCGATCGGGTCGACCTCGCTGTCCGGCCGATACTTGATCGGCGGCATGATTTCTTTAACCGGCATTGGGCATGATCCCTTGTGCGCGCAGATAGTTGATGCCCATGCGCATGGCCTGGTTGGGTACCGCGCCGGCCATACGCTGCATCTCCGATCTATAAGTGAGGCCCATGGCCTGCAATCTCGATTGCTCCATGCGCTTATAGGCGACATGCGCCAAGGTCAAGGCCACCACCCGATCGTCCTTCTTGCCCTTCTCGGCGCCGACCTGGCCGCCGTCGACAACGATGGTTTTCATTTCTTCGAGCAAGGGCATCGAGTAGACCACCAGTTCGCCCAGATCGAAGGCGTCCTTGGCGGCGGCAAATATGCCGAACTTGTTGGATCCGGTCGACTTCCAATGAAACGCGGTCAAGGCGCGGTTCAATGAATCGACGCGGCCGTAGAGGAACTGCCGCATCATGGTCAGGACGTAGCGCAAATCATAATCGACCTGGCCGTCGGCTGTGAGATCGACCATCTGCGCGGTGTCGCGCTTGATCAGGTTGATCTCGTTGTAGACCGCCTCACCAGGTCCGGTGATTTCCAGATTGACCAGGACATTCCGGTAGTATCCGGCCAGGTGACAGAGCACCCAGGCACATTGATAGGTAGAGATTGTGGGGGATACGAACTCGGCGACCTGGACAAGCTTGTCGGCATAACATCGGCAGACGGTAATGACGCTGCGGTCAGCATCAGGTCCTGATCCATAGGCGGGGTCACAGCCCAGGACATAGTAGCCATCGGGGTCAGCCTCCTCCCACACCTTCAACTGCGCGCGCTTGACATTCTTCGACGGCAGGCACTGGCTGTCGCGCCAGTGATCGCCGAGCACATACTCGAACGGCAGCAACCGGGTCTGCCGCGCCACCTTGAACGCGGCGGTGATATGCGCATTGCTGAAAAACTGCGTACCGGTAGCGACGAAGGCATCCTCCTCGACCCACGGATACATCTCGTCCATTTTCACCTGGTCGCCCTGCAGTTCCTCGGATAGAAGCTTCCAGCGATACCAGGCGATCTGTTCCGGCGTGATGGAAAAATCGTAGCGCTTTTTCACCTCGCGGACGCGGTGGCGCTCCAGCCGCGACAGCGGCGAGGCGGCGCCATTGGGCATGTAGATGCGCAAGTAGGGATGTTCATCGCCATTGGCGTCGGGTAGAAATGCGTAGTGATCATGACGCCACCAACCGACAAATATACAGCACACCGTGGGATCGTCCTTTCCTTCGCGCCAGCGCTCCTCCCAAAAATTAAAGCCGTTGGCGGTGGTTTCCTCGATCTTAAGACGGTGCGGATAATGAGTGGAGTAGGTGGCGCTCAATTCGTTGAGATCATCGGGCGAGCCCCAGAAAGCGACCTCAGTCGCATGGATGTAGTTGTTGGCGCTCGACCGGCCGAGCCCGCCTTTTACTTTTTCTTTAGTCCCGGCGACGAGATACTGTAGCAGACTGCCGTTCTTGAGCACGATCATGTCGCGATTTTCCTGGTCCCACCTGATGCGATGCGACTTCGGCAGGTGAGCAAAGAAAATCTTGATCATGTTGCGGAAATTGGCTTTTGCCTGGTCGGTATGCGTTACGAATGAGCCAAGCAAACCAGGGTGATCCATCGCCCAGAACAAGTCCAAGGCGATAAAAAAAGTCGTCATACCAAGCTGTCTCGCTTTCAGAATCAGGAATGTGGTGACTCCTGCCTCGATGGCGGCGCACATTTCGTCAAGCACGTAGGTCTGGGTGCCCAAGGGTTGCATGGCGACCATGCCGAAGTCCTTGGTCTGGATCTTCAACCGCGACAGGAAGGCGAGGAATCGGGCCTTGGGAAACGGCGCTGGCTTGGATGAGATGATAGTTCTATTCAGCATGTTATATTCGAGTTGGCGGCGCAGTTGCGGGTACCGGTTCCGGTAAAGGTCAAGGCCGAAAAACCGAAGCTGCTGACAACGCTTTCATTGACCGAGGAGGCAACCGCGGCGCCAAACTCAATGCTGGTAAACATGGTGTAGCGCCCGCCGGTAATGCTGATGGCCGAGGAAAATACGCAATTGACGAACTTGGTGATGGCGCGGTTATTGGTGTCGGCGATCAGCACGCTATCGGTGTAGCTGCCGCTGAAGTCGGAATTGACAAAGGCATTCTCAAAGGCGGTAGCCGGCGAGGCGCCTTGCTCGAAGGCGGCCAGGGTGGCGACGACGCCCTGATCGATCTTGACATGATTGTACCAGTTGGCGCCGGTGGATAGGATACCGCCGCCTGACGATCCCCAGCCGAAGATCTGCACGTTGGTCCAATGCCCATCGACGCCGGCGGTCTGCACCGCCCAATTGCCGCCTGACAGGTAGGCATCGGTCACGTCGATCAGAGCGTTGGTCGCCACCGTGATCATATTATTGACGGCGGTACCCATCTGAAACCCGGCCACCTGCAGATCGCGGATGCCGCCGCCGCTTTGGCAGCCCGGCGTGGTAAAGGCGATCATGGTGATATCAGTGGTGGCGGAGATTACTGTCGACGACCAGCCTGGACCGCGCAACTGGATGCATTGCGGCACCGTCAAGGTCGAGGTGATATGATAATTGCCGGGCGGGAAGAACACAATGCCGCCGAGATAGGTGGCATTCATGAAATTGATCTGGCATTGGATTGCCGGCTGATCATTGGTGGAACCGTTGCCGGCCGCGGCGGCGCAGGAATTAGCGCCGCTTTTGACATCGACCCAGGGTTGGCCGGAGCCATAATAGGTACCGACCAAGGTACCGCCGGCCACGGTGCAGCCACCGCCGGCGTCGGCAATCTGCGTTGCCGTCTGAAACTTCGTGCAGTTGCCCGGGGTGACCGGGCCGAACACTGACAGGCCCGGCGGCCCCTGGCTCTGCGTCGGCGAGCACATGCCCAAGCCGAGCATAGGAACGACAACGGCAACCACGATGGCCGCCGGCAGCCAAGGCGGGATATCAATCATGGGTAAAACTCCCAGATCGACAGCGGGTTGGTGCCGCTGGCAGAGATGGCATTGAGCCCAGCGGTGAAGGCCGGCATCGACGGTGGTCCCAGGGCGACCCCCTGCTGCGGCTGGATCACCAGCGAGCCACCGCCGGCCACCACGGCCGGGAAGTTGGCGCCGCCAGGATTGAGCGCCGACTGTGGCCCGGCCGCCGGGCAGATCCAGATCGCCACCGCCGATGGGTTGAAGACGTAGACGCCCTGGCGCTGCAGGTTGGGGGTTAGCACCAAGGTAGAGGCGGCGGGAACGCTGACCCCGTAGGTGACCGGTGAGATAATGCTAAGGGTCATGGCCTGTCCGCCTGTCGCATCGCCATGTAGACCAAGCCCAAGGTCATCATCAGGCGGGCACGGTCGCGCACGTCGAAGGCCACGGCGCCGCCTTTCCATGGCCAATGCAGGCGCAGCAATTCCTCGAATTTGCGGGTACCGGCGTCGATCACCGGCCGCGCCGGCAGCATGACGTCGGCGGGATCGAGCACCGCCTGGGTTTCCTCAGGCGTAGGCTCGGGATCGGGGATATGGATCGGACCACGACGCATCAACGGCCTCCCACGGATAATCGAACCGCCATTCACCCATACCACGCAAAGCCAGGCGCGGGACAAAATAGGCGCTGCGGTCCCGCCTGGTTTCAGGGTCGACGCGGTCGCGCCACCACATCTTCTGCTTGGCCTCGCCACCCCACATCCACCCCACCATCCGATAGGTCGGGCGGCACGAGCCATCGACCAGCAGAAACCGCCATCCTGTAGGCGCGCCCCGCTGGATAATCAAACGGTGGCGGGGATCATCGACGGTCTTGATGTCGATATCGGGAAAGAAATCGAAGTCGCCGCGCCAGCGCGAGGCCCAGCGCGGCGATCCACGGTTGGTGTGGTAGAACACCCAGGCCCAGTAGGCGTACTCACCGGGCGCACCGCGCACATGCAGGGCCAACGCATTGCTCCAGTCGTTGGGGGCGCCGTTACGCCCCTGGGCGCCGCGCGACCAGGCGCTCCTCTGCCGGCGCAGCGCCAGTTGCCGGGTCACTTCCACTTGCAGCGGATTTAGCGTCACGCACCACTGATCCATGTTGCCATAGATGCTTGAGATGCGGCCACTTGTCCAGGCTGTTCTGATCGAGGAGATTGGCAGCCTCGATCAGACAGAGATCCATGGCGTCGCGCCAATCGACCTGGTGGCGGTCCTGATGCCGGCATGCCAGGGAAAACCGATGACCACTGTCGGCAAGAAACGACGCTGCCCAATCCAAGGTGTGCGGCCGGTCCAACAGCGAGAACCAATACGCTAATCCTTCCGGGCGCTGGCCAAAAGCGCCAGCAACCGCTGCGCGGCCGTGAGGGGATGGGGAAACCAGTTGTCGTTGATAGGCGTTGGTACCGTAAATCGAGTGCAGTCCACCACCGAGCGATGATACCTCTGATGCACCATGGTCGACCAATAACTGATAGACGCGGCATAGATGATCGTGCAACGACCCATTGTGATGCTCCAGCTTGTAAGCTTCATGCTGCATCAACCAGGTTGATAGAGTTTCAAATTGCGGAGTGCGAGGCGGTCGTGACTTGAACACCAGCACGGTGCGCATGATGTTGCATTTGCGGCTTACGGCGCGTCCCACATGCGGCTGATCAGAGGATAGTACAAGCAGGCGATTAGGGCGAGGTAGGCAAGCGCCAACGACGTCGCCATCGCGCAATTCCACAGTCTCGCCTGCCCAGTCCGCCTCCCAGGTATCGCAGA